GGAGTATGACCCAACTCTCCGCTCGCTCTCGCTCTCCTCTCCTAATGGAGGGCATCGTCGGTGCGTCGCCCTCTGCGACCTACGTCATCGTTCGGAAGAAGTTGGAGGAGGAGAAGACCCTCACGCCCTTCGAGCGGCATCTTGCGACTGCGTGGGGATGGTTGGAGGACACGGCGGTTCAGAGCGTGCAAGAGGGCCTCGTCAAGCCGATACAGCTTTTGTCCAAGGGCGGGACGAAGTGACCCAACTCCTCCGCCAGATTCAGCAGGCCTCTATCAGCCCCGTCGACCTCGCTCGGCAGCTTGTCATACGCCAGCGCGCGAAGCAGCACTTGATTGAGTACGCTCAGTTCATAGACGAGAACTACCGTCCGTATCCTGTGCACCGCTACATCGCGGAGCGGCTCGAGGATGTGGAGGCGGGCCGTATACGGCGCCTGGCTATCTTCCTCCCTCCTGCTACTGGCAAGTCCCGCCTTGCTTCCGAACTGTTCCCTTCCTGGTGTTTCGGCAGGAACCCTTCTCTAGAGGTCATCCAAGCATCGTACTCCTACGACTTGGCGAAGGGTTTCGGTCGCGTCGTAAGGAATCTTGTGAAGGAGCCGCGCTTTACCGCCATCTTCCCGGAGACGGAAATTGCAGCCGACGCCTCCTCCATGGACGAGTGGGGCACGACACGGAAGGGAGAGTACAAGGCGGAAGGTGTCGGTGGCGGTCTCGTGGGCTTTCACGCGAACATCGCTGTTATAGATGATCCTGTGAAGGGATACACGGAGGCGGCTTCTCCAACAGAACGGAAGAAAGGGTGGGACTGGTACAGTGGCACTCTGCTGAACCGCCTTCGTTCATACAAAGGAGGGCCTGGAGCAGTCGTGCTCATCATGCAGCGGTGGCACGATGACGACCTCGGAGGGCGGATCGAGAAGCTGAATGATAGCGGGGAGGAACGATGGACGATTATCCGACTTCCCAGCATCGCAGAGGAGAACGATCCCCTCGGGCGATCGCCTGGAGAGATACTGTTGCCGGAGGGCCCGAACCAACGCACGATGGAGGAGCTCTCCCAGCTCCGCTCACGGAACCCAGAGCTCTTCATGGCGCTGCATCAGCAGAAGCCGGTAGCGGATGAGGGGGATGTGTTCAACCCTGGGTGGCTTCGGAAGTATGGTCCGGATGAGCTTCCGAAGAAACTCGTGTTGTACGGAGCTAGCGACTACGCGTTGACGAAGGGAGGCGGCGACTACACCGTGCATGTAGTGTTCGGGGTGGACAGCCGCCGCCATGTGTGGATTCTAGACATGTACCGTGGTCAGGTGGACTCCGGTGATGCAGTAGAGCACTGTATCCGCTTGATGAAGCATCACAAGCCGCTCAAATGGTACAACGAGAAGTTCGCTATCACGAAGGCTATCGGTCCTCTGTTAACACGGCGCAAGAACGAGGAACGCGTGTGGACGATAATGGAATCTGTATCTATGCAGAGGGCTGGGGATAAGGTGGCGAAAGCTGGGAGTGCCGCTGGAGCGATGAGGATGGGGTGGTTCCATGTGCCGGCGGATGCTCCTTGGGTTGGAGAGATGGAATGGGAGCTCTCTCGCTTTCCTTCTGGAAAGAACGATGACATTGTAGATGCTCTCTCCTTAATTGGGATGAAGTTAGAGACCATTATCGGCGCGCATGGGGAGCAGGTGCAGGAGTCGAAGATTCTGGAGCTTCGTCCTTCCGGCTTCACCTTCAACGATATGATGGAGCGGGGTAGGAAAAGGCGGCTAGGGCTTCGTGTGTCGCGTGAAGCGCCGTTGTTCGAGGCGCCTAGATGCGAGTGGCTGGAGCGGGCTGGGTGAGTGCCTTGCGGGATATTTTCTCCTGAGGGGATGGCGGAAAGAGATGGCGTATCCAAAGGCACCAACGGACCGCGCAAAGTACTGGGAGAATCAAATCTCATACGCGCGGAAAGGTGTGAAGCCTGTTTTCGACGCTTGCCAAGTGCTTCTTCAGCAGTACTACGGGGAGGCGGCAACGGAGCGGGAGCAGGCCACTGGAGACGGCGGGGAGGAGGTTGTGCGGCGGACCAAGGTGGGCATCGTGTACGGTTGGATAGACCAGACTCTCGCCAACATGCTAGATCGTGCTCCTGTGTTCCAATGCTTTCCGGAGAATAGAGAGAGCGCGCAGCGTGTTGATCCGGCAGACCCAGGGTCTCTCACTCGTGCCGGCGTCACTGCGAAGATAAATAACTACATCTACAGGGAGACGAATCAACTTCGGGTAGACGAGCGCGTTGCTCTGGATGCGCTGACGATGCCTTACGGCGTGGCGAAGATTGGTTACACGCTGGACTTCGATTCCAGGATGCAGGAGCTGTTCCAGCCTGGAATCGACATGGTGCTGGACGATGCGGAGGAGGAGAACCTCTTCCTCTCTGCCGGCCAGCCTATGCGGGTGATGGAGGAGAACGATCATAAGGGGCATATGGAGCTGCATAAGGCCGCCCTCAGCGGAGAGCCCCTCTTCGGAGTTGTGCAGGATGTGACGGATCTAGGCCGCGTCGCTCTCGAAGATCACATCCACGTGCATAAGCTCTTCCTAGACCGCCCCGCGCCGAGCGCTAACGCGAATGTGCAGTACGAGTTCCCCTTCGCCGTGCGATGGCCCTCGGATATGTTCCTGACGGACGGTATCAGCATGGAAGGTGTGCAGGACGCGCGATGGATTGCCTTTGGGTGGGAGCTTCCGGTGGAGGAGGTTCAGGCGAATCCGAACTACGAGAACACGGCGGAGCTCGTGCCTTCTCGGTGGAAGGACGCGCCGCCAGCGGATCCTGAGATGTCCTGGTCCGATGGCCTCGATATGGTGCGAGGATGGGAGATATGGGCGAGGCGGTTTCCTGTTGGGCATGGGAAGTTCCGAGACCTCTTTCTGACTATCGCGGAGGGCAGCCCCCTGCCTCTGCAATACGAGGAGGAGTGGCCTTATGACAGAATAGACGATTATCCTGGAGAAGCCCTCTCGTTCCATAACGGCTTTCGGCGATGGTTCCATAAACCGCCCCTGCTTATGGGTGGAGGGGATACGACGCAGGCGCTTGCGAACGAGATCCTGGACAGCTACCTGAGCATCGTCAGGAAGCAGAAGAACGGGTGGCTCGTCGACCCAATCACGGGGATCACGACGAAGATCCTTCAGGACGTTATGGACGCGCCGGACGTGAGCGCGGTGGAGGTGCCTGGGTTGTCCGAGGCTCAGGGGAGAAGTGTAGTCCCTCTCCCATTCCATCAAGTGCCGCCGGAGAAGGGTGAGCTTCTGTCCGTGATTCAGAATATGTTTGATCGAAGTGTGGGAACGCCGCAGCCTATGCAGATGCCGAATACGAATACGGCAACAGAAGCTAGCATTATGGAGAAGAGGAACACGTCGAGGGAGAATCGACGTAGCCAATTGCTGTCCGAGTTCCAGATTCGGAAGCAGAGGAAGATGTGGCAGATTCTTTGCCAGTATAGGCCGGAGCGTCTGTACTTGATTGACAAGAGCGCGTTGCAGTTTGTTGAGCTTACGGCTGATCTGGCGCGGGGAGAGTACAACTTCACGATGGACGTCACGTCGCACAGCACCGCTCTCGCGGTTGAGCGGAGTCAGTGGATGGACCTGCTGAATCTGTTCGCGGGTCTGACGCCGGTGATGATTGAGACGTTCGGTATGCCTCCGAATCTTCCGGAGCTTGCGCGAAGGCTGCTCGTGCGAGGATTCAATGAGAAGGTTGTGGAGGAGATCCTCCCGATGTTAGATCAGGCGGCGAAAGCGATGCAGCAGGGTGGAGCGCCGCAGGGCGCCCCGCCAATTATGGAGGGTCAAGGAAGTGGAGCGGGGTTCATGGATCCCGGAGCGGAGGCCGCGCAGATGGCTGTCCGGGATGGGAGGATGGTTGATCGTGGGATTGGTCCTCTGCAGCGGGATAGTTTTAATCGAGAGACACCGAACGAGGGTATGCAGCAAGGTGAGGCTGCTCGAACGTGAGCTTGGGTTTTAGGTGGAATGTTTCTCACAAGCGGGAAGGAGCTAGAGATGGCGGCCGTTAGGCACGTGGTGAAGAGCCCTCGACAGACGCGAGGCTACTCTGCCGCTGTAGATCAGTTGGGTAGAGAGCAGCGGATGAGTGAGGGGACCAAGCCCCATAAAGTGCTTCGTGTGAGCACATCTGGAAAGAAGCTCTCGGAGGGCTACGAAACGATCTCCGTGCCTAGACGTACAGAGAGGGCTCTTGGAGTTGATTACAGGGAAGGGAATAAGTCCGCTAGAACGAATCCCTATACACAGAGGTGGGGGGCTCAAGAGACCTCGACATCTAGTCGAGCAGGGAGCGACGAGGCAGTTCCAACGAAGATGAAGATTGAGCGTATCAGTCTACCCGGTCGTACGAAACCCGCTGGCAAGACCAAGAAGTCGGGCACTTACGTGAAGTATTGAGAGGAGGAGAATGATGGGCAAATACTACGCGAAGGTTAAGAATCCCTCTGGGGCGTCTGGAACGAACCCTACAGGGCAGCTAGCTCGGGAAGGGCAGATGTTGAAGACGGCGGGGCAGCCGGCGCAGCGTGCTGCTCCGCAGCCGCCGCCCCTAACCAGGCCTGCAACTAAGCTGCCGCCTCCTCCTCAGAAGATTCCGGTGCCGCAGGCGACAATGCGTGCTGTGCAAGGGACACCCTCCTCACAGCCTGGAGTACAGCCGCCTCGGCAGCAGAGGACAACGAAGCGAGGCACCTACAGCCCGTACTAAGCAATGAACTCCTCCGGTGGCGCCGGCCCCGTGACGTTCTGGGGCCCTTTGTTGAGTAGCACAGAGATGTCAGCCGTCGATCGGCGTGGTCGGCGTCGCCGGAAAGTCGTGCCTGTGTCGAGGAGAACTAGAGATGCCCTTCAAGAGCGCAAAGCAACGAGCTCTGTTCCACGCAATGAAGGTTGACTCTGGACTGCGGGAGGAATATGGGATCAGTATGAGGGAGGTCATGCGAATGTTGGCGGAGGACACAGGAGGAAAGTTGCCTCTGCGTGTGTCCGATCGAACTCGGAAGGCCATAAGAGCGTAGATATGCCTATCTACACATTCGAGTGTGGTTCCTGCGGAAGGCGGAAGGATGTCGTGCGGAGAGTGGTGGATAGGGGTGGGGATCTAGCGTGCGCCTGTGGAGGACGCGCGTTGCGCGTTCCGGAGCGTTTCCGTGCCGTGGTATTCACTCCGCACTATGACGAGGGCGCTGGGCGCGACTTCTATTCCGCACGTGAGAGGCGTGAGTGGATGGCGGATCGTGGGGTGCAGGAGGTGGGGGATCCGGTACATGGAGCAAGGAACTTCGACGCGAAAGCGCCGTCTCACATTGGGAAGAGTGCTCCGAAAGGCATCAGGCCGAGGTATACGAGGGCGCAGCTGGAGGATATTCAGGCGAATATACCTATCGAAACTGTAGATAAGAGTGGAAAGACGGTGTCTAGAGAGCGTTTCGGTGATCTGGGCTCTTTGGAGGGTGTAAGATGGCATCAGGGAGAGGGGAA